TTTACCATATTCTTATAAGGAATTTGGTAAAGGGCAGACTTATCCTCATGGTCACCAGGAAGAAAACCAATCTCTCTAGTAGATACTAAGGAACGGACAATATAGATTTTAGTATATGGAGAATATTCATCAAGAACATCCTTAAGTGCATTATACAGAACGATAAAGGTTTTACCTGTACCTGCTGAACCATAGGCAAAGATGTTTTTTCCTTGAGAGTAGTCCTTAAATAATGTTCCTTGATTATCAGTTAAAGGTTGAATATCAACAAGAAAATCATTGTTGATTGGTTTCTTCCTTCTCATCTGCTTAGCAGTCAATCCAGCGCCGACTGGTTCGGACTTTCTCTTTCTAGGCATAGGGTTAATCGAGGGTTAGTTTTTGGCAGTTTCTACCAGTTTTTTGTGCTCCTTTTAGCACATCATTCCACCCTGGGTGGGATTTACGAAGCTTATCCTTCCATTCACCAACCTCTTGAGGAGATGGGCATGTAGATGGATCAGACCAATCACGCATCCAATCACTATTCTCTTCGCACCATTGAGGCCAATCATGAACACTAAGAACTACTTCTTTTTGTTCACCAGTGACTTTATTAACTATTGGATAAGTAGCCATAACATTAAGTTATACAAATTTATTTATCAGCACCATTCCAGTGCTTTACCTACGGTAGGATACTGTTCGCAGAAGATGCTCTTAGCCTGAACTGCGATATCCATATGCTCTTTCTGAGTGCCATGAGCACTTCTAAGATCGATGTAATGGACCCATGAGCGACACGAGCCCGTCATGTAGATCTTGGTGGGTACAGCGAGCGGAAGCACCATTCTAGCGCATTCCTTTGCCACACCATGGTCAAGCATAGTTTGATATAGATCCATACCAGAAGTAAAATGCCTTTCGATAGCAATCTCAAACTCTTGCTTATGAAAAGCATCTAAATCATTAGTAGAATTCTGACGATTCTTTTTATCCTGACGACGCAAATCAGGCAGAGGGATTTTATCTGCCAGCATAGAACTATCAGCATACCGTTGAGAAAACTCTTGGAATGTGAAAGAACGGTGCCGGAGCACCTGAGCTGCTATTGCCCTAGAAGTTTCAATTTCTAAAGTCATGTATGCTTGCTCAAACACAGACCAATGTCCATGATTGATACAATACTTCAAGAGACCTTCAAAGCTAGGATTATCCTGATTATTAGGATTTGAAACCCTTGCTATGTACGCCATCGTCTCCTCTGGATTCGGAGTCGATTGAACTAGTCTCACTTTTTCCATGATTTCCTTTCAGTTGTTTTAATTTTAATCCCTTTTTAGCAACTTTCCTTGCTTTCCTCATATACAAAAGTTCTTCCTCAGTATATAACGAAGGATTCTTAAGTGCTTCCTTGGTTAACCGAATTGTATCCTTCATCCGCATAATAGACCTCGTAATACTTGATAATTCCGTGGGTGATCATATTACCTTGTGACACCCAATCATGGGCACACTCATAAATGGACCTGTTACTATATTTAGGTTGACCACTGGGATCTAACTCCCTTCCAAATCTTTCAAGTAGAGTGCTGAGAGCACTAGCCCTCACTTGCATCTTATCTGGCGTGTACCGCCAATCAGTCTGGATATCCGTCATCGTCTCCATCAGCAAAGTATTCTACTGGATCATCAAGATTTTCTCGCGTATCTTGTTGATATGCTTCTTTATTGGAAAATACTTCAGATTCCAATTCCTGAACGAGGGCTTTCATGGTTAAGACTAGACCCTTTAAAACTTGTCTATCCATCAGAATAATAAGGTTTTGTCTATTATACACAAAAAAGGGGTCCCCGTCAAGGAACCCCCTTTATCTATGTAAGCGTGATCACTTGCTATAAATTCTACCGCGATAGCAGAAAGTCCCGTGAGACTCTTTGCTTTCTACACAACGGGTAGAATACTCAACACCACGATATGAGGTGTGACTAATCTGTGCGTCGTGAAGAGCAGATGCTTTGTTGATCTGCTTGCGAATAAGATTAAGTGTGTTCATTGTGTTACTCCTAAAGTAATAGAGGGTTTTAATCCCCGTTCCTTCAGTCGTGTGCGTCCCATATACACTCAGGTGTAGATTCCTTTACGGTCTCTATCAACTCTACCTTAAAAGCATTAGAGAGATTCTCATTTGCTTTCATCTTCAGCATGATTGTATCAGCTTGTTGGCAGGAGAGTGTTGAATAGAATAATAGTTCTAGCATGGGATGAACGACTCCGTTCCGCGACTTACTTGCGTCCTGTGGCGTCTTTCTATGCTATGTGCATAGCGAATACCACCCGGATGAACGACAGGTCTATTATAGACCTCATACTGTATTTAGTCAAATATGTTCGTATCAACATGAACCGTTTTTGAAAAACTCTACGGTTCAAAAAATACCTGGGGTTTTTTTACCCGATATTTTGAGTTATTTTTTTGATTTTTGTTTCGGGGGAGAGTTACCCCACACTTTAGGATTAACATTGCCCTGTGATTGGATCATGCTCTTAAAGTCACTCCTGTAATGGTCCCAGTAGTGATCAAAGATATCCACCTGCTTGCTGGAGATAGTGATGTCAAATTTAGTGATACCATCGATGGCATATTCCACTAGATATGCGTTATAAGGCAGAGATTTATCTTGTGCAATTGTGGGGTCACAATCTTCATGGATTATTTTCAAGACCGTCCTCCCCAATTAACATCAGGATATGCTTCCTTAATCACATTATGAGTGATACGGTATTTTGATCCTAGTTTCTTGTCTTTAGTCAGACAGATGATTTCCGCCTCATCAGGGTGCAGAGATTCTAACAGTTCAATGAACAATGCTTCTCTACGAGTCCTTTTGAGGGTATCATTACCACCCCTTACATAATTGTAAAGAGTTCTGTACTGACTTGCAAGTTTACTCTGACCATCCACAGTAGGAGAGTCATTAGGTGTAAAAGGAACCTCCCCATCAGGGAGAGCACTTACTACACTGTCGTCAAAGTTCCAAACAAAGATTGCAACTAGTGCAGGAGAACGATTATCTTTTAACAGTTTAATCTTTGATGCTTTTGTTTTAGCACTAGAGACTGCCTGTAAAATCTCCGATTGGAGAGGGTGTGGGGGGAGTTTAGCCATGAATTCAATTGGTAATTAATCTTCGTCATCATCATCTTTGGGATCAAAGCGGAAAGCGATGAGAGAGTCGGGGATGATGTTCCCGTCTTCATCGTACATTTCAGGGTGGAGACCTTGTGGTTGAGGTTGACGATCGTGATGATACATCATGTACTCTCTGAGTACCCATCCTAGCATACAACCGACAATCAGGGCACCAATTACTAGAAATGACCCTGCAACTAAACTGACTGCCAACATTTTCTATTCTCCGTTAGGAATGTCTTTCTTAAAATCCAGTGAGAATTCAAAGTGTAGATGGATTTCTCTATTAAAGAAACGAACCATCTTTCCGAACATCACTTGGAAAGTTTTTGGTTGATCCTTCCTCTTACCTCCATTGAGAATGAACTCAACTCCCCGATTGGGGTGGATGTCATTATTTAGTGTAACATCAGACAAGATTTTTCTCTTTAAAATATTCTACTGTTTCAACAGCACCCCCAATAACTTTATCGTTGTGAACTACCTGGGGGAAGTATTTCGTCTTAAATTCGTTTTCAAACTCTTCGATTGTGAAGTCAGTATACAAATTATACACCACGAACTTTTGTTCTGTGATTTCCATGAGTTGCTTTACCTGGCGGCAGTGTCCACAACCAGGCATAGAGTAAATTGTAAACATAGAAGACTAAGATGTCAATCTCAAATATATGTAGGTTCTCCGTCTTGTCCACCGAGGGTCATGATACTGAGTTCCCCAAGATCTTCAAGGGCGGGGATTCCATTATACACNNCCAGGAGTGTAGTCACTGTTGCCAACACCAAGATTGCTATTCATGTACCAGGAGGTAGCACGACCCTCATAGAACTGAGTGTAAGTAGCAGTCTTAAGACCTACAAGGTTCTTAAACTCACCGACTCTGCTGACCTTATGGAAATCACTATTAAACACTTGGATGGAGTTACCCATACTACCCATGGTAGTACCAATACCAGCACCATAATACAAGAGTTGAGGAGTATTTTCAGTGACCTCAATCTCAGTATAAGTACCAGTCTCAGTTACATTGTCTTGGAATCTGATAGGACTTGTAGTACCGTAGCCAACAGCATCACCAGATGCAGAATAGTAGAACCTGAGCGGATAGTTTGCCTGCTGTGAGGCATTCTCAAAGCGATAGGTCTGACCTACCTCAAATCTCAGGTAAGGTGCTTCATAACCCTGAATGTTGATGGTGGATTCAGATCCAACACCAATGTAACGGTGAGCAGATGACTTAGTACCGAAAGTGACAGGTAAAGGTAGGAACGGGTTCCTAGACTCTGTGTAGAGGTTCTTAGCAGTGTCTGCAGCACCCGTCAAGGTGGAGAAACTAGCAGCAGATGCAAAGTTAGCATTGAGTGCCTGTGAGGCGATCCCTGCGTTAGTTGCGAAGGTTGCAAGACCGCAGACAATTGCTTCAGAAGCGATGCCTGCCAGTGTAGCACGAGGAACCTCAGCAACACCAACGGTAACAATACCAGCAGATACAGGAGTAACTGTCAGCGGAGACAGAAGATTGATACTTCCAGCAGTTCCAACTAGTGTTCCATCATCATTGATAATGACACCCGAACCAGAAGCAACAATATTTTGCAGTTGAG